AGGATTTCTATTTCATTATCTTCATAATTGGTAATATGTACTGAGTATGGGTAATGGGATGTTTCGAAACCATAGTATCTTTCTTCATCATAAGGACTTCCGTAGAATTCATATGGAAATGTCTGGGCAGTTGCTTCGCCTATTTCTTTTAATAAATTTTTTAATCGTATCATATTAATAAATATCTTTTAAAATAGTATTACCTTTTATATGATGCGGTTCATATGGACAATGTCTACATCCATTTCCGCAACATTTACCTCTACGTACGTGAAATGATTCCGTAAAAACTCGATATCCATTTTCATAATAAAAGTCTGATGGAAGGAGCTTGTTTCCAAACTCCCTCACAAAGGCTTGTTGTATCCAATCTTTTGATGCAGACACTATCATTATTTAACCTCACATGCTCCACCTGCACAAGCTAACTCTCCCGATAAATCTGTGTTATCATCAAGTTCAATTACTTGGCTTAAATCAATATTGGTTAATGATTTTAACATGGATTCATATTGTTCTTGCGTACAATCTTCAAATGGTGCTTGAGTATATGTTCCTCCATCATATGGTAATACTGATAATCCATTATAATGATCTCTGTTATTCCACATCCATTCTCCTGCCAATTCCCATTCATCTGCTTTAAGTGATACTGTTGCAGATACATTGTGAGTATTGTTTCCGGTTCTATGTCCTGGTTTAACCCATTCTAAATGTACTTTCTTGATGCGATCTAATAATTGAAAAGGAGATTCTGTTCTTAAGATTGCACCTTCTGGAGCTTTTTGTGGAATTGAAATAACCGCAGTGTCATGTGGACGAAAATATTCATCTTCAACTAACTCAGGATGATTAATTGACAAATATGTATAAATTGCTTCATTTTTTCCAACTCGTATTCTTCTAACATAATAATCATTGTGCCAAGCGTGAATGCCTGATGATGTTCCTAATGCTAATGATGTTGTTCCCGCAGGTTTAACTGTGGTAGTACGAGCTGATTTATTAATACCAATAATATTTGCAACTCTTTCATTTTCTATTTTAACTGCTTTTGCTGCGGCTTTCATATCATATCCCAATACAGTACCAGAACCAATACCTGTCATGGATACTCCTATCAATGCATCTTTCTCAGTTGTGCGTTGCCAAATTGGACGTAAATAATGAAAACTAGTATATCCTGCTTGAAGCGTACCAATAAATGCTGCAGCACGAACTCTTTCTTCTAAATCTTCTTGTGATTCAATATCTGATGCATTTACTTCACATAAGTTACAGAACTGGAATGGTCGTAGTGCAATTTCGCAACATGGATTAGTTCCCCAATCTTTATCATTTGTTAAATAGATTCCTGGTTCTCCTGCTCCTGATAATTCAACACGTTTCCATAAATCCATGAAAAAGTCTTTTGTTAATTTATGACGCATCAATGTTGCCGAATTATTAGCACGGCCTCTTTGTGGATTAGTTTCCCACCAGTTACCTGACTTACATGCAATCATTTCTTCATCATCGGCTGAAAATAAAGATATAAGTGCTGCTCTACGAATGCCGCCTGCTAATACAGCATCCGCAACGTGGCAAACCATATCGTGTACTTCAATTGGTGAAAGTTTATCGCCATCTTCTTTTGCATCCAAAATACCTTGAAGCTTAATCAAACATTCTTTAAGCGGTTGTGGTCCTGGAGCTTTTCCTCCTGATGTAACTAAACGTGCTCCTTTGTGACGAATATCAGAAAAATCAAATGCAAATGAAGAACCCCCCGTAAAGTAAGATTTAACTAGAACTTTAACTGCATCTGACCATCCTTCAATTGAATCCGCAATTAAATATCTGCGAGTTTTTTTAGGATTTGGTTTGTGAATTTCTGGCAATTGTTCTACGTGGTGTTTTTGCACTGAATAACCTACACCCGTACCTCCTAATAAAAGAAACATTGCTTCACCAAATGCACGGTGGTCATCGATTGGCAAATACGCACAATTGTAAATACGATTAGGAGAAATTTCAATTGGCTTTCCACCAAATTGCAAACTACGCATTGATGGTAATACTTTTTTGTCATATACAAAACGATATGCTGATTCAATTTCCGCTTCCAATTGTGGATATTTTTTGATGTGCATTGTTTTGTTTCTTGTAACTAGTTCATCCCAAGTTTCTCGACGATTGAGTTCTGGGAGATATTTCGCATACTTCATGTATACGGTAATTTCGCTTAAAATTTTGTTGGAAATTTCCATGTTCGTAATCTTGTTTTGTTAAATTTATAAATTGTTTTTAGATAAAAAAAGGCCGGAATTGCTTCCGAACCTAATTTTATATAAATATGTTTTTATCCTAAAGTTCCACCCAAATCTTTGAATTTTTGTGCTAAATTTTTCTTAATCATATTCTCGCCGGTTTTCATTGTTTGAGTAGTTTGTTTTCCTTGAGTTGTTTGCGGTTCAAAGAATTGGAATTGTCCATTATTAGTATTGATTTTACTAGGCAATGTAATTCCATCCGGGCCGAAACGGTTTTTAATAACGTGTCCTCTACCTGTACCTGACATTTTATCTTCAACTTTTCTAGAAAGTGACATTAAGAAATCCGCAACCATCACTTTACCATATGAAGATGCTATTTTGTCAGCTTCGATAATATCTTCTTCCAAAGCAGATCTACCTGCCTGTGAAGCGGTCCAAATAGGGATGTCGTACTCTCCTGCCATTCCGCGTAATTCTTCATATAATTCTTCAAGTGCTTCATGTTTATCTTTTTTAGCATTAATTTTCAATAAATCACCATAATCCACAATTACTAGTTTCGGAGTTTTGCCTAACATGATTGTTTTCTCAAAATGTGCCTTTAAACCTAATACTCCAACCGATTTTGTAGGAAAATACTTTACAATCAAATCGCCTGGCAATGTATCCATTTTTTCTTGCACCGTATCTTGATGATGTTTTAGAGTCTGTGCATTGATTCCCGTTAATACCGAGTCATAACGTTGTCCTACATAATTTTCATTGAGTTCTAATGTATAATGAATAACGGTGTGTCCGGCTTTGATTGCATTTGCTCCAATATTGATAAGCATCCAAGATTTACCAATACCTGCCGGTGCCATTACAACGCCTAATTCGCCTGGTGCTAATCCTCCATCCATCAAATCATCTACTACATCCCAACCCGTTGTAATGGTATGTCGCGACGCCTCCGCATATCGAGCCGAAATATTTGCTTTGTAATCCAAACCAATATTAGTGTCAGCACCCGCTTTCATAGCACCGTCAATCTTAGTTTTTATCTCGTCGTAGTTACCCATTTTGAGTAAACCAACCGAATCCATAATTGCACGCTTAATTTCTTGATTCTTACAAAATTTAAGAATTTCATCTTTCACAAAAGAAAGGTCATCGGATTCCATGTATCGGAATACTTCCTTTAATTGTTCTAAGATTGCCGTCTTTAATATGTCATTGTCAATTTCAGTAATTTTAACCTTAAGTACGTCTTTTGACGGGGGTGTTTTGTATTCTCTGAAGTGAGTAAGAATGATTTCCAATAACCAACTATTTGCATCCGATTCAAAATAGTCTGCTTGTATTATATCTGCTATTTGTTGTAGGAATGCTCTGTCCGTAAACATTGCAGCTAAAACTTTTACTTGAAAGCCGTAGCCGTATTCCGATAATTTATCTGTCATATAACCAATATAATTAAAATATGTTTAAAACCAAATTAAATTTGAGTTTGTTTTGCAAAAGCATTTAATGATAACCATGTATTAGTTAGCCACTCCGGTAAATTTTTCATGATTGACCACATTTTATCTTCATAAAATAATCTTTGAAATTCGGAACGATTAAGTGAAGGAATTGGTTGTTCTAAAATGCCTCGAATTTTAGTTGAAGTTTGTGCTGGTATATCTAACAATTTAATGTTCATGAGACGATAATTCTTATCAATCGTTTCATAATTATCCAGAACTTTTTGATGGTTTTTCGATTCAGTTAACAATTTACATTTGTTTTGTAAATCATCCAATGTGAATTCTTTAACATCTGCCAACTCCGGAAACGTTTTCAATATGGTTTTTGGTCCGAATCCATCTACTCCTGGAATATTATCTGATGCATCGCCTGTGAAAGTTCGATACACAACATAATTCATCGGATGTACCCCAAATTCTTCAAGCAATGCCGTTTCATCGTACATTTTCTTTTTAATTGGAGACCAAACTTGAATTGCGGGACTTATTAATTGATAGAAATCTCGGTCCGTTGACACGATTGTCATTTTATTGCAAACGTCTTGATACATTTCCGCAATATATGCTATGGTATCATCTGCTTCGATACCATCCATTGAAATGAACGTAATTGGCAAGTTATCCAAATATGAAATTAATCGACTGAATTGGTGTCGCATTGACTCTTGTTCTTGTTCTAACGTAGTTTCATGATGATCGTGACGTCGTAATTTTGTTTTATTGGCTCTATTGCCTTTGTAGTCACTGTATATACGTTTTCTTTTTGCAGATCCGCCTTTGCCATCAAATACAATAACACATCTACTAGGACGTAAATCTCTTACAGTTTTTCCAACCGAATATAAAAATCCAGTTATTCCGCCGATATGGTCGCCATCCTCATTATATGCAGGTGTCGCTCCAAAGCTACGAATAAAAGTGTTCAAGCCGTCAAACACCATGATATGATCATTTACATTTGACGGACTTGAATGCCTTTCTTGTTGTAACTCTTTAAATAATTTTTGATACTTATTCATTATCCTTCTTCATCGTAAACTTCATCGGTGATAATTACATCATCAATTCCGCCATCGATTCCTGCTTGATATTTGAAAATGTACGCATCGCAAATTCTTTGATATAACCGTTCTTTAATTTCTGGGTGTTCAATCACCTTTTCCATAAAGTTTTTTGATTGAAATTTAACTTCGCCATGAACGACTCCGGTTTCGATATCTACATCTTCCAATGTATAATGTGCTCCAGATTGTTTAACTAAGTCAAATTTCTTCATTGTTTCTAACCAACCTCCATAGTTGTCAATTCCGCTATCATAATAGATTTCGTAATTTACTTTTCTATGTGGTGGCCCCATTCGATTTTTAACAACTTGAACTTCGGTTTTGCTTCCTACTACTTGTTCAACGCCATTAATTTTCGCTTTAATCATTCCGGTGTTTTTAAGACGCAATCTAACAGATGCATGGAATGGAATTGCTTTACCACCTGCTGTTGTCCATTGGTCTCCAAATGAAACACCCATTTTAGTACGAAGCTGATTGGTAAATATCAAACAAATTCTTTCTCTTGCAATCCAATTGGTTACTTTACGCATTGCCTTGGATAAGATAATTGATTTTGATGTAGCATAACCATCTTTATCGTATTCAGCTGACATTTCTATTTTTGTCGATGCACCCATGATTGAATCCACAATAATCGTAACTAAACGATCTTTGTCTGATTTACGTACTTGCTCCACAATTGTTTCGATTGTTTCAAATATTTCTTCAACCGTTTCCATTGGAACATACAACATGGTTTTTAAATCAACTCCAATTGCTGTCAAGAATTCAGAACTAGTTGCAGCTTCTGTATCAATATAAACTGCTAATCCACCTTTTTTCTGCGTTTCTGCTAAGGTATGTGACGCTAGCAACGATTTACCCGATGCTTCTAACCCGGTAATTTCAGTAATCCGCCCGACAGGAAATCCTCCATTAGGGCGGTTTGAGATTGCTAAATCAAGTGAGTCGCATCCTGATGAAATCCATTCTTTAACGTTGCTAGGAGAATCATCATCCCCATCTAAAAAGAATGCAGTTTTAAGTGCTTGACCTTTAAATTGTTTGTTGATACTGTCTGCTAACGTGTTTGCTAAACTGTCTTCCAGTTCTGACTTACTTTTTGTTTTAGCCATTTATAACTCCTTACTTGAATAAATCATTAAATGCAGCAGAAACGTCTTCTACTTTAGTTGCTGCCGGGGCTGTTGCTTTTGAAGCTTTAGCTGGTGCAGCTGGTGTTGAAGTTTCTTCTTCGGCATCATCTTCGCCTTCTGCTACATCCGAATCAGCATTTTCTGGATTCATCCATTCAGTTAATGCTTTTTCCAATTCGTCATAAGTTGGCTCTGGAAATAAATCAGTGATTTGTGGCTGATTCATAATTTTTTGTGCAATCTCTTTGTCTTCGGTTGCAGGTTGTGTGTTGGGTTTCACACGAATTGATGTTTTTGGATAATTCGCACCTTCTGCTGGTGTAAATTCTACATCAATATCACGACCATTCATTAAGTCGGTAATATCACCGTAATCTGGATCTGAAATGATTGATAACAATTCAGTGTAGATTTGTTTTCCGAATCCCCAGAATTTAACTCCTTCTGATTCTTTTCCACGAACAATAACAGGAACATAAGTTCTCATTTTTGGTTCGATTTTACGACCCATTAACCACTCATCTTTGTCGCCAGTTTTCTTAAGTTTGTCTGCGAATTCAACGATTGGATCTGCGTTGCCAAATGTAATTGGAGATAACATTGATCTTTTTCCAATGTCATAATGAAAATACAATTCTAAGAACGGATTTTCTTTTCTGTGTACGTAAGGTACGATTCGGATTCTTGTTTTGCCTGATTCAGGTTTCCACAAATTTTGTTTTTTGTCATCAGCTTTGTTTAACTGATTTAGTTTTGCCTTAATTGCTGTTAAATCTAACGCCATAAGTCTTCCTTTGTTAATTTGTTAATATATACTTGTTTACTTATTAATAATAATTAATAAATGGGTTAATTCAAAGTTAATTGTTAAGTTTTTTATTTATTTTTAGTATTAGTCATTTTCAATATCACGTGCAAGTTTTTCGATTGCTTTGATAATTGGAAAAATTTGACGATTATACATTTGTTGTTTACCAGGTTGTTCAGTGATGTCATCGGCATCATCAGCTGTCATGGTGGTAAGTTCAGCAACTGCATTTAAAATATGCTGATATACCTTTTTTTCAGAATCTGATAATGGACCTGTTGTTGATGCTTTATATTCGTGTTCTTTAAGAACGTTTTTTAATTTAATCATTTAATTCCTTATATAAATAAATATTACTTCCACGAAAATTTCTTGAAAAATACAAGATCAATTACTCGGTAACTATCCGTGTCTGTAAGTATAAATGAGTTTTGATACATCGCCCATTCCAATTGGTAAGTTTTATCTAACACTCCGTTGTTTACTGCTCGAATAACTTCATTCAAAGCATTTACTGTATACAATGTGTTTGTTTCTTTTTTACGATGTATGCTAATAGTATTCTGTCCGCGTTGAGTTCCTGCATCGGCGTTGTATGTGCAATACAAGTTATCCGTTGCATCTGCATTTGCAAATACAAAGATTCTACGTTCTGGTATTATGTAACTTTGTTGTATGTAATCTACAACAATGTTTAAGTCTGATTTATGTGCAAATGTGCAAAGTAATTGTGTTTTCAAAGTTCATATTCCTCGGTTATGTCGGTATCTGTCAAATCAATTTTATCCGCACCGATTGCTTTTTCAATAATTCTAATTTTTCCGGCATCAATAACTACATAACGGAAATCATTTGTAACTCGTATTCTGTCTTTGCGGAAAACTATGAATTGTAAATCTGTTCCGATTATATCATCAACTGCTTGTTGCAAATCAACATTCAATTCGTTTGGATTTCTTACATATTTTAAACGTCGTAACTCTGCGTTGATATAAGTTACGTCTTGACTTCCATCGTCTATGGGTTTTATAATAATCGAACCGTCAGGTGTTTTAGTAATAGGTTCAATTGACATTTCAATTGGAGTTGCATTAGGTCCACGAAGAATAACATTGGTATATCCATCAATTTCGGAATTCAATGCATTGGCTTCGCGATAAAATGAGTCTAAATATTGTTTATCTTTCATGTTTAGATTACCAGCCATGATAAATTGACGTCGATTATCTAAATATGCAATTGCTTCTAATAGTGGCTGATCGAAGTATTTGTGAAAATCGAATTTTGGATTTTCAAATGTGCCACGTAATTGGTCAATTCGTTTCAATGTGGTTACGATTTCATCCCAAAATTTGAATCTAGTAACGCTAGCTTTGGTTCCTAACCGAATTGATTTTGCATTGCCTTTTCCACCGGTATAATCTTTGATTTCATATGGACGATTATTCACCGTCATATCAAAGCTTTCGCCTCCACCATTGATTTTTGAATTTTGTATCAATGCAGCTAAAAATATTTCGCCTTTACCTAAACCTTTTGGTTCCAATCTAAATAAATCCGAACCAATTCCTGTTTGGAAATTTGTTTGATTTAATTGATCTTCGTTGATGTCGCTTTGTGAATACAATAAATTAGCAAATTCTGCTGATTGTTCTGGTGTAATTTGATTTAGATATTTTATTGTTATTGCATCTGCTTCTGTTGGCAATAGATTTAAAAATTGTCGGAATTCTGCAATTTTTCCCGATGCATTTAACGCTTCTATTAGTGATGGATTTTCGATTGATTCTATTTCTATAGATTCCGCAATAATTTGTTTTGCAGAACCTTTAGCTCGTTCAACAATTTGACGAGCATAATCAGGTGTTACCTTTGCAAATTCTATGATTACTTGATACAATACCTCGTAATCCTTAGGAGTTGTTGGATAGCCTTTTGGTAATCTATAACACCATTCAGTTAATATTAAATCTATATTCATAAAGAGATAGTTTTCATTTTATCATAAATATTGCCAACTTTTGTTTTAACCGGAAAATTGCCTTGTTCTAAAATGTTCTTGATTTCCGGCAATATTTGTTTAGCTTCTGACATTGGCACATCAAAAAGCACCGAGTCGTATGTATATAAAATTATCAAAGTTTCATACGGCTTCAATAAGTCCAAAACTAGTCGTAATTTTTGTACAGATACTTCTGTTTCTACTGCCTGCAAATAGTAATTAAACAATTTATTTGCTGTCATGGTTTGCAATGTATCCGCAGTTAATGGGCGTTTTACTATGGGTGTTACGATGCGTTTATTGCGTTTCCATTTTGCCCACAAATCATAAATAAATTCATTAACTTGTCGAAAGAACGGTATAGACAAAAATTCTGAATCAATACCACCATACAACAATCTAAACGTGATTGCTTTGCTTTCTTCTCGTTGCGGATCCGTTAATGCATCAACTCCAAAATAAAATCGACCTAAATAATCATGTATTGACGATGTTGGCAATTCATATCCAATTAATCTAGCAATCAGTCTTACGTGATATGAATCAAAATCCATTTCAACAAGTGCACCGGATTCGTGGCGACTACAAAATGCACTACGCGTGCCATCTTCTTTGTTCATTGCCGCAAAATTAAATCCTCGAAATGCGTTGCTGGGGCGTCCTGTCAATGTATGATAATTGTATTGTGAATATACTGTATCTTGTTTAATTAATTCTGGCATTTTAAAATCCGGAGTTACATGTAATCCGCTTCGTTCAATTTCTGCAAATACTTGGGGATATGTTGCGTTGAATTGCAAATACGAATCTGTCATTTTTGCATTGATACACATTGGCCAAGCATAATGCCGGATCTTTTGACACATCTCTAAATGTTTTTGCAATGGAATTATTGTATTGATAAATGGTAACGTGGTATGTCGACGCCAATAAAATTGATGTGTCGGGGTGTAATAATGATTTTCGTCATATGTTTCGCCGTAAGTGTACCACCACAATGTTTTAATATCCCATACAGCCCCATTTCCTCCGATTTGAAGCCATTGTTTTTTATCATATACAAAGATATCAGTTAGTTCTAAAAATTTATCTAAGTGGTCCGTAAAGCCCCGTATTTGTTCAGTATGTTGCATTGGTATGATACGTTCAACCATATCTTCTGTATATACATATATACAAGTAACTTTATTCGTAGCAACATGTAGTTGCGAATCTGCCAATATTGGTATTAGCAAAGTTTTCCGTCCTTGTATATATGTAAATAACGCATCTAAATCTGATTCGATATCCACTATCATACTAGTATTATATGAAAAATTTCCGCAAAATCCAAAGTTATGCGTTAATATCTTTCGGAGCAATAAAATCGATGTCAGTATAATATTGAGTTGGATTTGTTAGTATCAAAGAAATACCTGGCATATTAAATTCCAATTGTGTAATTGCATTGATATTGTGTTCTGTTACACCTGTAATAACAACACCGTTAACGGTCTCGGTTTGTAAGTTTCCGGTTATCTTCCATGTTAATTGCCCGGCTGTATATAAATTTGTATCAATTTTATTTATAGTCCAATCTGTATATTGTTGTTCATTTATTTCAATGGCAAAATTTTGATTAACGCATTTTAAAAAATATCTAGTAATAAAACCAGCTTTCCTGTCAGATTCTGTAATTACAGGATAATATACCGTAGGTGCGGTGAATTTAGTTTGTGTAGTTGTTAATTGTCGATATATGTGATTTGTAGTTAATTCAGATACAAACGGTATTAATTTTTGCGATGTATTTGGATTCCATGATGATTGTGTAAATGTTTCATCCGTTGTATATGTATGATATGGTCCTATGTATTCAACACCAGTTTCAGTCATCCATTCTGATCCAGTTGTATACAAATTGTTTGTTATTTGATTGGGTGTATAGTGTAATCGACGTCTCATATTATTCTTTAATTCTTATTCTAGGATTACATTTAATTGTAGTTGTCCATTCTCCTTCATTGGAAACTTTGTGTTCAATTCCCAATATAGTAAATACAAATGCTTCTGTATATCGTTTCGGCAATCCATCAAAATTCAATACGTCGCCAAATTTGAAGCCGTTAATACCATCAATCGTAAAGTCTAATTCCATTGGAAATATTGATTTATTAGTTCCTATAGATTCGGCAATGTCTGGCGTAAAATATGAAACATAACTTTCCAATTCTTTAATTAAATTTTCAACAGTTTTTGAGTCACTTGGACGTTGTGCAAACGTTTGTTTCAATCTAGCTAAACTATATTCATGTATGTAATATTCATTTTTCCATGCTTCTGCTAATTCTTTTTTTGTTTCAGCATCTGCGTAAATATATGGATTATATGCAACTTGACGTTGAGTTCCAGTTTTAAATGAATCAATACCAAATATCATGTTTTTTACGCTGTTTGGTACATTTGATGTCAATGAAAATTCTCTAACAACAGATCTTCCTGTTTTCGTGGCAAACACTGGTAATGTGAATTCGTTGACAACAGCTGTTGTTGTTATGAAATTTACATCATAATAAATTAATGCATCGTAAATTATTGGATCCTGAATCAATGCCATATTAATTGCGCCACCCGTATTCTTTTTTATCTCTTTGCCAAGTTCAATTAAGAATCGTTTGATAGTTGGGTCGTCATCAATGGTTTTAATGATTTCAGGTAATATATCGAGATTAATGTAAATTCTAGATGGGAATGAGTGTGTTACACCCGTTTCAATTGAAGAAAATCCATCAGTTTTTACATCTTTTATATTAGGAAACATTCTTAAAGTAGGTGGTGGTATTATCAGATCGGCACCAGACGCTGCATCTGCTACGTCAAATTTATATATATCATGACTCAAATTCGATTTTCCGCGCCACAATAAAATATTCATTGGGTTGGCCGAAACTAATCGTTCATAATAATTACTTTTACACAACTTGTCGCTGCAATTAATTTTTGCACCAACTTGTTCTGTTAATTTTGTATTAATATGTTGTATTAAATATCCTAATGATATCATACGTATAGGTTTGGGTTTTGAACTTCCAATGATATATGGAATTCCTATCAATATGCTCTGGTCTGTTGTTTTTGCAACTAAATGTTCGAACTCTGATATGTTATCTTTATTATAAGATGCGATGATAGAATCAACTTCTTCATTCAATGATGTATATAAACTTTGAATTTGATTGGTTGGTCGTTGTCCTGTAGCAGTTGTTGTTTTTTTATTATTCATGTAAACTTGAATATCTGCATACGTATTGCTAGTACCAATAGCTTCAATTGTTACTGTTAATGAACCATCAGAGTTGTATGAAAATGAAAATGTTGAAATTCTTCCTTGAAAATACAATTTATTCATTTTTCGCAAATCAGTTGCATCTGTATTTGGATACAATGTTTTCAATATGCCTGTCGACGGCAGTTTATCATCTTCTAATACGCCATCAGTCAATAAAGCATTATCCGGATGTATTATTGATACTTTTATGTATCGACCTGGTTTACAATATATGTTTTCAATGCCAAATTCGCCATCCATATCTAATGCATCTGGAACTAAAATTGTGATATTTGCTTTGTTAATATAAGATTTAGATTGATCATTAATTGCAATGCTTACATCAGTAATTACCGGCGGTATTCTGTGTGATACTCGAGTTTCGTCGTTTAAAAATCCAGACGGTCCGCTAGGCATATATGCTCCCGTACGTACCGTGTTACCGCCCAACGTTCCAAATCCAGACATTGGTACAGTTTCTTTAGTTGGCTTGGTATCATATGCATCTAATTGTACATTTGCTATTTTTCCAACCATGAAATCAATATCAGCTGACGTACGATTAACAGTACCAGCTGTACCCCGTGCAATAAGTTCTCGTTGAACTGATCTATTTACTTGTGAATAAAATATCGTACTCATCTAGTTGTATTTGTTTTTTCTGTTTGTTGTTGCATGTTAGATTGTGCTGGTATTCTCAATCTGCTATTTGTTGGAACATATAACGAACCTTTACCTAAACCATTTGCTGCAGCAATTACATACCATAATGTGGCATCATTGTAAAAACGATGTGCTAATAAATCTAAACGTTCGATTGATGTAGTTTGTATGTACACATCATCTACGTTGATATATGGTACCGGTGTTATTACGGTTGAAAGCTTTCGTTTTTCGTTATAGTCTTTAATAATTGTTGCAGTTTCGTTTCTGTTCATAATTAACGTTTTCAAATTGGTTTAGAAAATATTGTTTTTAATAGGTTGTCTTGTTCTAACTTAATATTATCTTGTTCAGCATTAGCATTTCGTCGTTCAATTGCAATATTTGAAGCATTTGTGCCAAAATCACTCAACCAATTATCTCCGCCTTCTTTCGGCTGCGCAGTTTCCGTAGCAAATTGTTTAGCCAATGTATACATTTTACCGTTTTTCTCTGGCAAATAATCTGTAATTACATTTAATCCCATTGATACTGAAATTTTATGAGGAGCTTGCATCATGGTTGGATCATCTTCTATGTTAATCTCCCATGTTGTATCTGCATCCGCTAATGTATATGATAATGAATTTATAAGTACTGGTTGTTGAACTAATAAGTCGCCAATTGTCATTCGCATCCATGGTGATTTCATTGCAATTGAATTTATGCTATATTCTGGCGTAGTATATGATGCTAATGCATTTAATTTTCTATAAATTGGTTTCATTTCATCTCGACTCGTTGCATATACCGTAAATGATAAACTA